ACACTCTTGTCGCAATTGGCCACCCACTCGTCAATAAATTCTCGTTCAGTTACCACTTGACTGCCTATGTCCACACTGTCAATGATGGCTTTGAATATGTCTGTTTGCAAGTCGGCCAATTGATTGAACAGGTCGCTGGTGACTTTTTGTTTTTCTTCACCAGCTTCCATAGAGTCGGCCTGTGACATTCTTTGTTGTATTTGAAAGTTGATTATGTTGAATTCTGTACTGCGCTGATAGTTTAGAGGGCGCAGTTTGATCACTAGATCAGGCAAAGTCACAGTGTCCTGATAGTGACAGCTCATAAAATGTTCTATGATGGTGTTGAGATCCAGCTCGTATTCATTTTCTGTGTTGCAATTACTGCAGGTGTTGGTTACCTGCATGGTGCTGCCAAACGTGGCAATTCTAATAGCACTCAGTATCATGTTTATGTCGATCACACTGATATCCCAAGGATCTTTTATGTTGGGACAACAGCTGGCAATGACCTGAGCAGTACTGGCACCGCTCAACAGGCTATCGGGAGTCTTCATGATGATTTCATCCATGCCAGTCATGCCGTAGATCGGCAATTGATTTATGTCGCCTTGCACATTTCCCGGACGGCTGTATATGCCGCCTGACGGCAGTTTGATAAAAACTTTGGGTTGTCTAAAATGTTTGTGTAGTGGATTTGTGGCCATAAGTGTTGACTCCGATTTAATCTAGTATTTATATACGCACTTTTTGGTCTATTTTTTATCTGTTTTTCAAGATAGGTAAATATAATACCATGAAAGTCACAGAAATTATCTCAGAATTTACCTCTTGGAACGACGTTCAGAGCGCCAGATTGAATGCCAAAGCCGCGGCCAACACTGCCAAACTGTCAGAACAAGCTATAGCAGATGCTATCCACGGCAAGACTCCGTTGCCTGCGGGCATGACGCAAGCTGATGTGGTCAAGCAGGCCAAGATTTATTCTGCAAAAAATGCCAAGCTGGCTAGTGATGCCAAATGGGTGTCACGAGCTACTACAGCTACATTTGGCGGCTTCCTAATCAAGCTCATGGGCGCGGCCTATGTGACAAATCTGCTGAGACTCAATTTGGAAAGTGCCGAACAAGATTATTTTAACAAGCTGAGTCCAGAAGATTATCAACGATTAAGACAGGCCTTTATAGGCGAATGGATGGTTCAGATATTCATTCCTTTCTTGGCCAGTGCTGTACTGAGTAGCAAATGGGTCTTAGGAATCAGCAGACTGATAATAGGTATACTGACTTTGGGTACTGGCATATTTGCCGGACCCGGTGCACTGCTGGGCATAGCAATTGAACAAGCTGCCTTTACTGGGTTGCAATACTTTTTACAAAGTGACATGTTTAGAGACTGGGCCGCAGAGCACCTGGCCATATTCACTTTGATAGGTTACTTTCCCGACCGTGCTTGGAATGAATTGCGTGCCATGGTAAGCGCATTGCCTGGATTCAACAAGATCATGGACAACCCCGGCAAGACAGCAGACGAAAACGAAGCCGAAAAGAAAAAGAAAGCCAACCCAGCTGCCGCTGCCAAGGATGAAGCTGAAGCCAAAGCTGCCAAAGATGCACAAGATGTAGTTGATAAAAAATCAATCTTCATACAAGGTACCAGAGTAACAGACGCCAAAGGCAATCTTGATCCCAATGCATTTAGACAAGAACAAGTACAATGGGCCATAAGGAACAAACCCAATGATCCTGATGTGAAAAAAATGCTGGCACTGCCAAGAATACCCGGTGCCAACTACAGTGTTCTTAAATTTGCCTAAGATAATATATGGATAGACAAGAACAACTGTTAGGCGAAATCAAAGACCTTTTAAAAAGAGGAGGCGGCCCTACTGCCGGCTCTAGTGGAGGAGGTTTTGATAATGTTTTTAAAGGTATCGGTGGATCATTAGGTACATCTTTAGAAAATCTTAGCAATAAGTTTAATCCTCTAACAGCAGGAGTAAGTCTAGCAAGTGCGGCTTTTACTGAAGTCAAAGGTCTATACTCTCAGTTAGACAGCGTACTACAACCTAATCTAGGTACTTGGAGAAAACTCAGTACCACTGGTCAAAACTTTGACGGCAGCATAGTTGAAATGGCCGCTAGTGCCAAGCGTGCCGGCGTAACTTTAGAAGAGTTAGCGGAGTTTGGTCAACGAAATGCCGGCAAGTTTAATAACTTAACTAGCGAAATAGGTAACGGATTACAAGAATTTACAAAGCTGAGTCAAGGCATGGTTGATTCGGGAGTTGCTGCCAAACTGAAACGACTGGGATACGACACAGGTGAGTACAATGAAGTACTAGCACTCAGCTTACGAAATTTTAGTAATTTTTCTGCCGCACAGGAAACTACTACTGGAAAAACTCTAGGACGCAATGAACTAGCGATAGCGGCTGCTGATAAGTTGGCAGTGGAATTTGACAGCTTGGCCAAGTTAACAGGCAAAAACAGAAAAGATATGGCAGAGCAATATGCCAAACAGCAGTTAGACGGTCAAGCTGAAGCCAAGTTGAGATTGCTCACAGCTGGCAAAAGCGAGGACGAAGCTAGAGAGATACGAGCAGAATATCAAAAATTAAGATTGCAAGCTGAACTTCAAGGACAAGAAGCGTTGTTTAAAGAACAGTTTGCGTTTGGCAGTGTGAAAAGTAGAGAAGCAAAAGCACAACTGGTCATGACCGGTGATGCTGGGCAAAATCTTGCTGACTCGGCTACAAGATTGGCCAATGGGCAAGTTAAAGAAGCAGAAGAAGCCATGACAAGAAGTAGAATTGCCATGCGAAATTTAATGGATGACAAACAGTTCCTAAGCATAGCAGTATTGACTCAAGACAATCAGTATGCCAAATTCAATGCAGATCTAGTGACTAAGAACATGGCATATCGTGATGCGTCTATGGCTGTTGAAGAAGATATGCGCAAAAAAGGATTGTTAGCCAGCAAAAACAAAGCCGAAGTTGAGGAATTAGTTTTTAAAGAAGTAATTGCAAGATCTACAAAATTACCAGACAAGCCTACTGCCGCCAGTACAGCTACAGTGCTGAATCTCGAAACAGCTTCTCAGAACGTTGCTAGAGTGTTTATGGACGATGTAGTAAAACCCATAAATGAAAAAGTAGCACCAAGTTTGACAAAATTTAATGATGGCCTTAATCTACTATCGGGACAAGTGCTTGTTGACGGCAAAATTTTAAGTGCTAGACAAGCGGCATCTGAGGAATTGCAAAAAATATACAATACTAAAACAGATACCAAAACTGGTACTAGCACTACCAAAGAAGGCAATGCAGTAGCCAATAATCCTCAGGGTCCTACAACCTATATTGGGCAAGATGCACTTAGGGGAGTTGGCGCCGCTGTGAAAGGTCTGTTGGACGCAATAGAAAAAGTTGCTCCAGAAGGAAAAAGAGCCACAGGTAGTCCAGGCATTAACGATTTCCTAAGTGGCGGTTCATTTAAAAACATGTTTGAGAATTTTGGTTCTGGTACCAATATGCAATTGGACGGTAGAGAAATAGTAGCAACTGAAAGCCAGGTATCGGCACTTATGGCCAAAGCTCAAAGTTCAGTAACCAACATGTTAGGCAATGGTGGTGGACAGAATCAAGATGAATTCCTGGCTGTGTTAAAACAGATAAGTACTAACATGAAGCAGATGGTAACTTATACCGCATCAGTTGCAGATCATGCGCAAAGACAGGTAAGAGCTACCAAAAATCTGTCAAACAACATGTATGAGGCTTAACGCACAATGAGTTGGAAAAAATATTTCACACCAGTACCAGTAAACGGCGAAATAAGCCCCATTGGCGGCCAAAATGGCAATCGTCCAGGTCCGGCCAAGACCAACTACAGCAGTTACTTGCCTGATGTGTACACTGGTAGCCCCAACAGAGTTGAACGTTACGGACAGTATGAAGTAATGGATTCAGACCCCGAAGTCAATGCGGCCTTGGACATTCTAGCAGAGTTTTGTACACAAAAATTAAAAGATTCAAAAAGTCCATTCTCGGTCAAGTGGCGCAGTAAAGCTACCAATGCTGAAATAAAGATACTGGGCGAGTACCTACAGCAGTGGAACAAGATACAGAAATTTGACACACGCATTTTTAAAATAGTACGCAATGTGTTCAAATATGGCGACACTTTCTTTATCCGTGATCCAGAAAATCAAAAATGGACTTATCTAGATCCAGCCAATCTGATCAAAATTATTGTCAATGAAAGCGAAGGCAAAAAGCCCGAGCAGTACATTGTCAAGGATCTAGCACCCAACTTTGAAAACCTAGTAGCCACGCAAATTACACCAACAGTTGGCCCAAGGCAAGGTGGCGGCGCAACTCCTTCGGGAGGATTTGCCGGCGGTGCGGGCGGCTCAGGCGGCAGTGGTAAAGGTCCTACTCCGGGCAATGCCAGTCGCTTTGGACTTAATCAGAAAGAATCTGCAGTGGATGCCAAGCACGTGGTACATCTCAGTTTGAGTGAAGGGCTAGACAACAACTTTCCATTTGGCAACAGCTTGTTAGAAAACGTATACAAAGTATACAAACAAAAAGAATTGATTGAAGATGCAATCTTAATCTATCGCATAAGCCGTGCGCCTGAGCGTCGCATGTTCAGTATTGATGTGGGCAACATGCCCAGTCACTTAGCAATGGCCTTTGTGGAACGTGTTAAAAATGAAATTCACCAGCGCAGAATCCCAAGTCAAACAGGTGGCGGGAACAATGTCATAGACTCTGCGTACAACCCCTTGAGTATTAACGAAGACTACTTCTTTCCCAAGTCAGCAGACGGCCGTGGCAGTGACGTTAAAATGCTAGAAGGTGGTAAAAACATTGGTGAAATTGACGACTTAAAGTACTTTACCAACAAGTTATTCCGTGGCCTGCGTATACCATCAAGCTACTTGCCAACTGGTGCAGAAGACAGTCAAAATCAATTCAATGACGGTCGTGTGGGCACTGCTTACATACAAGAACTGCGTTTTAACAAGTATTGCGAACGCTTACAAGCCTTGATAACTACCGTATTTGACGAAGAATTCAAGATGTATATGTACGGCAAAGGCGTTAATATAGATCCAAATATCTTTGAATTGAACTTTAATCCTCCTCTAAATTTTGCATCAAGCAAACAAAGCTCAATGGATGCAGAACGTATCAACACATTCAATACTATACAAGCTATTCCATTCATCAGCAAGCGTTTTGCCACCAAACGATTCCTTGGACTTACCGACGAAGAAGTGGCAGAAAACGAACGCATGTGGGCTGAGGAAAACGGCAAAGGTGAACCTACAAGTACAGATTCCGCTGCCGAGTTACGCAGTGCAGGGCTAAGTGCCAGCGGCATTGAAGGCGATCTAGGAATGGCAGGAGACCTAACTGCTCCTGAAGACATGCAAACTCCCGAGTCACAAGCAGGTGCCGCAGGCAGTCCAGGCGGTACTCCGGGAGCCCCAGGCGGCCCAGCAGGCGGCACCGCGGGCCCAGTAGCATAAATACTCGTATGATACTACGAGAATTGTTTTACATTGATCCTGACACACGACATGTGGCCAACGATCTGCGCTATGATGCAGGCCGTGATAACACCATTTTGCATCGTGATGACACACGTAAGACAAGACTTACACTGAAACAAATCAACGAACTACGTAAAAGCACAGAAGCACACATATTAGAGCAAGAGCGCGAATTAGAATTTATTCACGACATGTACGCTGTTCCTCCGGCAGCACCTGGCGCTCCTGCTTAATTTAAAAAAATCTGTCGTTTTTGACCTATATCTGCCTACTTTTTACTTAAAAGAGTAAATATCTTACAGCCTTGTACTACAAACAATTCACAGGAGAAATAACATGACTGACCGCGCTCAATTTGAAGCAATGCTTGAAGCTTTGATCAATGATGATCAAGACCAAGCAAAAGAAATATTCCACAACATCGTTGTTGGAAAATCACGTGAAATTTACGAAGAATTATTAGCTGAAGATTTCAGCAAAGATACTGGCAATCCTTACAGTGATTCAGATGATTCTGAAGACGACAGCGAAGCCGATGATGCAGAAGATGACGAAACAGATGATGCAGAAGCAGGCGACTCTGAAGCCGATGATGCAGAAGATGATGGTGAAGCCGATGATGCAGAAGATGATGGCGAAGAGTCAGAATTTGGTGACGAAGAAGGCGAAGAAAGCGGCGACATGGAAGACCGCGTTATGGATTTAGAAGATGCACTAGAAGACCTAAAAGCAGAGTTTGAACACTTGCTACAAGGTGAAGAAGGTGAAGAGCACATGGATGCAGAACCAGAAATGGGAATGGATGCAGACATGGGCAACGACATGGGTGACGAGCCAGGAATGGACGACCAAGACATGGGCGGCGCAGATGAACTAGCTAAGATGATGGAATATGTCAACAAGATTGGTGTTCCATACGGTTCAGGTGCTAACCTTGCTGGCAAAACAGAACTACAAAACGTTGGTGCAAGCACTGGCGGCAGCTACAAAGCAAGCGGTAACACACGTTCATTGATCGATAACATGACCAATGACATGGGCGGTTCAGCTGGTAACATTGCACAAAATCATGTGGAAGTGCATGGCGATGCAGGCGTTAAAGCAGGCGGAACTAAAGGTGGTCTAGCTGATCCAAGTACCAAGCCATTGATTGGCAAAGTAATGAACACACCAGGCGGCGATGCAGGTAAGACAGCATTCAAGACTCGTGTCAAAGGCGGCGGCATTGATGCACAAGGTGAATTCAAAGCCACAGGCAAGTTAGCTGGTGCACATTCAGGTGAAGTTGGTAGCCAACGCGGCGAACAAAACACCAAAGCCATCCTTAAGGCACGCAAGTAATAGTTGATGACATTGAAAAATATGTTATACCTCCGAGAGAATCTCAGTTTCAACGAAGCAAAAATGATCGTTGAATCTGATGACAAAGATGGGAAAAACTTATACATGTCCGGGATTTGCATCCAGG